AAATCATTTACTGCCGCCAATAATGCCTCAGCAACCGCATCCTTAATTTCATTCTTGCCCTCTTTAATTGTTGTTGCTGTTAGTGTAATTTGCTCTACTAATTTATTGATTGAAATATTAAAATTTTGAACACCTCTACTTTCTACTGCTGTTGTACTTGTTCCTGCTTTAGATGTTGTGCTATTTGTTTGAGTAGGTTTACCTGCTATTTGTTTATTTAATGGAGATACTGCACTTGTAGCACTTGGTTGGTCAGACATTGACTTATTCAATTTATCTTGTGCGGATTTAGCTGCATAAATACCAACTGCTAATGCTGCGGCTGCTCCTGCTGCTACCAAAAACACTCCAACTCCTGTCAATCCTGCAAAAAATGCTGTTGCTGAATTTAATAACCATTGTGCAACCGTTGTACCCTCCAATGCTGCGGCTAAACTCCAAACTGCATAAACTAACTTGCCTACCATTATAGCTTTAGTAACCGCTAAATATGTATTGTAAAGTAATAATGCACCTGCTGCACCTGCTAATGTACCTCCTAAAAATGCTATTGCTACTGCGTGTTCTTTTATAAAACTTGTTAATTTTGTTATACCTAATACCATACCTTGTATTACTGGTAAAAATAATTCACCTAATGTATATTTTAACATTAAAAATTCATTATTCATTCTGTTTAAATTTGCACTCAAACTTTGACTTGCATCATCCATTCCTCCTGCAAACTCTAACTTTAATTGTGCTGCAAACTTTGGCAAAAATTGTTCACTCATTAACTTGCCATCTGCCATAAATTTATCCAACTCCATTGTAGTCATTCCCATTGCTCTTGCTGCAATTTGAAAGGCTCCAGGTATTCTTTCACCTAACTGCCCTCTTAATTCTTCTGCACTTACTTTGCCCTTAGATAACATTTGTTCTAATGCCTTAAATGCACCCTCTGACTGCTCTGCTGATAAGTGCATAACCGTTGATGCCATACCTACACTTTCAAATACATCTCTAACTCCTTGCCCTTCTAAAATTGTGCCTCTTGCTGCACCGCTAAATTTAGCAAAAGCATCGGCTGATGTTTTAAAATCCAATCCCATTTCTTTTGTAATATTTTTTAAATATTCAAAATCTCGGCCTCCTTGCTCTGCTGAACCACTTGCAAACTTTAATTGATTTTGCAAGCCTTCCATTGCAGCGGTAACATTTACAATTTCTCTTACAATTAATCCGCCTCCAATAGCACCAATAGCAGCACCAATACCAAGTGCTAACTTTTGAGTAGTACCCATAGCACCATTCAGTTTCTCAGTTTCATTCGTTGCCGATTTAATGCCACTACTGAACCTATCCTTTAAACTTAATATGTATTCTACTGAATTATTCATTTTTTTTCTTGTATTGTTCCATTAAACTTTAAAACAAACATTATTTCTTCAATCGCTGTGGCCCACTCATCATCTGTCAATGTGTTTGGCTCAATTCTAAAATAAAAACGGATAAGTGCATTTTGACGTGCGAACTCATCCGTTTCCAATAAACTCTTTGCAGAATTTAATTTTTTTTTAACTCACCTGCTTCTGCCTGTAACATTGGGAGGATAGTGATTGCAGCACTTCGCAAAGCTGTAAAGTCATCTGTTATCAACTTCACATCATCACCGCCAACCCACAATGTTTTCAAAAAACTTTCAACTCCTAATAATTCATCTTTGGCAATTAATGCAGAAACACTCTTGAATGCTAATCTGTCCAACTCCCTCAAATGAACGGTTATTGGATCACCGCTTTTTGATTTTACACTTAATGTCCAAATGTCTGAATTTGGGTACTTCGATTTAATTTCTTCGATTGTCATAATTTATTTTTTTGATTGCTCAAAAGTATTAAATAAATTCAACATTTGAAATAACTAAATCTAATTCCATTGGAATTGATGTATCGCCACTTGCAGATGTAATCATATTCTTTTTAAATCTGCAATTCTTAATTTTGTGAACCACTGGGATAAGGTTAGCATCCGTAAATGAAACAATAACATCAAACTCAGGTATGTCGTGCAATCTGCCCTGTGGTGCAATTGATACGATATTCATAACCTCATTCATTAATATTGTAACCTTAGCAGATGGCTCTACTTGTCCGTAACCTCTCGCCACTGGATAACGACCTGTTGCATAAATGTTCTCAATGTTGGCTTCTTCGCCATACTCAATAGCGGTAACACCTATGATTGGAACTCCTAAGATTATGCAAGTAATATCTGCATATTCATACGTTTTACCGTTAATTAACGGAATTAAATTTGCTGCCATTTTATACTGATTTTACAAAGCCCACGTTTATTTTAATTATTCTCGCAACACCTAAAGGAACATTTTGCAATGTCAATTCTAATGTTGAAGTAGCTAAAACATCCTGAGCAGGATTAATAATTATTTTGTGTGCAGATAATTCATCGTCTGCTTCCATTTGTACTAATGGATTGTTTGCCAATGTTTCAAAATATCCAATTGTTGCTGCGGTCAATGTGCCATCTGCATTCACTTTTAAAGGTGAACTCAAAGCAGGTAACATATTTGTTCTTACAACTCTTGTAATTTTGTGATAAACTCTGTTGTTCTCAATTGTTGCGTAATCGCTTACTGGTGTTATGCAAGTTTTAGAATCACTAAAATAGCTTCCTGTAATACCTACTAACTTTCTTAAAAATGTATAAGAGTAGTTATTTAGGCTTTCAAATTGACTATCTGCTAAGGATGAGTAAAGTTGTCCGTTGCTAAATGCAATGGTATCTAACTCTGTTGATAATGCCATATTGAATTTTGCAACCCAAGCAATACTCTCACTTACTTTAGCCAAAGATATTGCACCAAGCATAGCACCAATTGCACCAACTGATTTGCCTGTGGCCCTATAAATATGATTTCCTAACGCTGCTCCATCTTGTGCAATACAAACACTTACATTGAACGCTGTTGATGTGCTTAAATCTACTAATGATGCTACTGATGCGGTTGCACTAATTTCAGCATTTAAAATGATTTGCAATGGCTTGTAAACTGCCTCATTTGCGTTGGCAATACCTTGCAATACTGATAATTGATTTGCAGAAAATGCTACATTTTTCTCAAATACTGAAATTTGCTTGATTGAACCCTCTGCAAAATTTTGCATTGTGGTTATTGCCTCAAATGTATAGGTAGCTTCTTCTTCGTATAAACCTACATACAACTCACCTTTAGGCTGAATCCTAAAATATTCGCTAATGTGATAGTGTAATGTATCAATCCATCCTGCAACTCCTAATACTGTTGAACCGCTACCTGTTGGCTGTGTCCATGTTGCTGTCATACCTCCACCTGTAACATTGCTTGAATATGTTACTCTAAAATCAGGTGCTATTGAATTTGGGTATATTCCCTCTCCTGCGGTGGTAGTAATTAGTATTGTTCCTGCAGCTGCGGTTGCTGAAAATCCGTGTATCTGTGTACCTGCATTGATAGCATCTCTTATTGCATTTCCTGCGGTGGTAACACTTACTGCATCACCTGTGGTTAATGTATAAGTGCTTAATACGGTAAGCAATCCATCAATCCCTGCATAAGTAATCTCTATTGTGTTGCCTCTTGCAGGTGTGCCACCAATAACTACTTTTGCCACTGCGGCTGTTTCTCCTAAGTGTTTGTCTAATATCCCTAATGCTTCTGCATCTGCAACAGAAAATATTTTCTTTATTCTATCGCTTGAATTAAATCCTGTTGGCAATGTTGCTCCACTTGCATAATAATGTAAGTGTCCGCTAACATAATCAGTGCCGGGTAATGCTCTCCCAAGTCCTGATGTACTTCTGTTAAATTGTATATTTGGTAGTGCCATTATTTTTTATGTTTTAAAAAAATAGCCATACCTTTTCTGATATGGCTATCCTTTATTTGTTTAATTATTTATTAAGATACCCAAGTCTGAACCAAAGCAGCTACACCTTTCATGTCTGCTCTACCAATGGCAGCACCTAACATTACTTCCATGTTGAAAATAGAACCTAAATACTCAGGCAATCCGTTTCCGTTTGAACCTGAATTGTATAATGGTGTCATTGAACCTAAAGCACGTCTAACAGTTGTTGAATGGAATGCAATACAAGCTAAATTGTCAGTTGTTGCGGTTGCTGCTCCAAATGCTTTAGGAGATGTTGCAGAATTTGCAAATACTGATACTACTGGTCTCATCATAATATCGAATCCATACAACTGTGCAATTGTTCCTGTTTGTAGTACATTGCCTTGATTTTGGAATCCGTTGTAAGATGCTCTGATTACATCACTAATTGCGAATAACTCCCAAAACATATCTGTTGACATTAACAACTTTCTGTTTCCTCTTGGAACATTGTCTTTGTCTAATTTTGAAGCTAAAGAAGCAATATCGGCAAGTGTTACTGCTTTTCTTGTCCCAGTTGCTCCTGGTGCTAAAGCTGTTGCAACTGCTGCTCCTGTTGTTCCGATTAAGTTTGTTGCTCCTGTTGCAGTCCATTTAATAGCAACTTCATCACCTATTCTTTGTGTAAGCGTTGAAATTTGCTGACCTAAAACTGATTGTCTTTTGTCATAGCTAATTTGCAACTCATCCAAATTTGTAATTAAAGTTGGTTCTAATGCAAATTGGTCAAGTGAGTAAGTTCTGTCGGTGTCTGTTCTCTCATTGATTTGCAATGGGAATGTTGCAGGATTTTTTACAACCGTTGGATTGCTTCCTGATTGTGGAATGTGTACTGTGCCGAATGCTACATAAGCAGAATCGTCAATTGAAAAAGGCAGGAAATCAGCATTTCTATTTAATGCTTCTTGAACATCTGCCACCCATATTTCTTTAATTAGTGCCATTTTTTATTTTTTATTTTTTAGTTATTAATCAATTTGAATTTTTGCTCCACAAGGCAAGAAAATAGTTCCATCATACCAAAATGATTGACACCAAGTTTTACCTGCTACTCCTGTTACTACTGGCCCATCTATTCCTGTTCCAAAAGTAAAAGTTTCTGTGCCTGTTGTTGCTACTTCTAAATGAAGCATTGCACCCGGCTTTAGTTCACTTGACAATGTCAAGTTTAGGGTTGCGTTACCTGTTAAGGTAGGTTTTGCGGCAACATAAGTAACTTGGTTGCTTATTGTTGCGGCTGTCGTTCCTGTGGCCGCAATGGTAAGAATACCTGCTGCACCAAATGGGTTGTTTACTGTTGCCATTTTTTATTTTTTATTTTTAGTTTTAGTTTCTTTTACTTCTTCGTTTACTTCTTCTTTTTCTTTTGGTCTTTCAACTCTTTCATAATCCATTTGAGTTGTTCTTTTGTAAGCTACTGCATCACTTAATTTTTCAAAGCAGTTGCCATCTTCAAAGCAAAACAACATATTTACGTTAGGATTTGCGTTCCAAATAGCTTCCATAATTAAAATCTTTTGTCTGTTAATGGATTATAGTTATTTGACAATTCACTTGGTAACTTTGCTATTAATGAATTGAATGTGTTTGGATCGTTTTTTTGCATTTCGGCAAGTGCTTTTGGATCTTCTTTGCTCCACTTTGCAAAATCCCAACTTTCTCTTCCTGCTGGCAAATTTTCTAATGCTTTTTTGTTTTCAAATATTGGAGTGTAGGCAGGCTTTAATTTTGCAAACACTTCTTTTAATTCAACATTTGATTTATTGCTTACTAAATAGATTTCTTTTGTTGCTGCATCAATTTTACCTTCTTTGATTGCATTTTCTACAAGTTCAATCTTAGCTGCATTTTCTGCTGCTTCGTTGCTTTCTTTAAGTGCGTTTAACTCATTTGTTAGTTCACCTATTTTAGCTTCTAAGTTGGCAATAGTTTCTGATTTAGCATTTACTGCTTCAACGATTGCATCCTCAGAGGCTTCGTTGCTTAATTTAAGTAATTCAGTTAATTTTATCATTTTGTTTTCTGTTTTGTTTAATATTTTGTTGTAAATATTTTGTAGTTCAAAGATATTGCTATTCATGGCAATTGACTTTTGTTTTGTAACAACTATTTCATCAATGATACCTAAGTTCATACATTCATCTGCACTCATCCAAGTTTCTTTACTCATCAAGTCCTTGCATTTATCCATTGTTAGATTTGTGTTTCTTTCAAAGATTTTAGCAAGTGAATTTGTGATTAAGTTTAATACTTCTTCGTCTGGAACTCCATTGGCATTGTGCATCATAAATGTTCCGTAATCTGCCATGTATTTTTTAGCACCACAAATAGCAATAACTCCCGCCATTGAGTAAGCCATTCCATCTATGTATGTGTTGCAAGGTATTTCTGAATTTAAAATTGCAGAAACAATTGATAATCCATCCGCAACACTTCCACCAATTGAATTAATACGGATATTAATTGTTTTTACTTGGTCTGAATAACTTTCGTTAAGCATTGCAATGTCCTCAGCAATCCAAGCACCATTAACGCCATAACCTAAGTCGGCATCATCTCCAATGTGTTTGTAAATTCGGATGGTTGCAACGCCATCAGAAATATTTGATAATTTGCTTAGTTCTTTAATCACGTTACAAAAATAAATCGTTACTAAAAAATTATTTTATATTTGTAACAACTTTTTTAATTATGACACCAGAAGAAAAAAGAAAAGCACAAAAGGCAAGAGTAACTTGTGATTTGAGAGGTACTGCAAAAGCCAAATTCTTTGACGAAGTTTTAAAGACTGGCATCAAAGAATCTGAACTTGTGAGAAATATTATCTCAAAACATTATGAGGATAAACCGAATAGGTTTTAGGTTAAACTATCTATTTCTAAAGTAATTTGTCCTCTTAATTTACCCGCACCATTTGCGTTAAAGTTTGTAAATGTAGGATTATCAATTCCACTAAGAATTGTAATATTTACTGTTCTTGTACCAACAACACCCTCTAATTGAGCTATTTTTGCACCTCCCAAATCATCTACAAAACCTATTGACATTGTGTTGCGAATTATATTTAATCCTGACACTATAAGTTCTAAAGATAATGTTACTGCTGCACTATTTGTATTTGTGTAATTATTTATTTGAATATCTACTATTGCCTGTACTCCTATAATTGAAACGCTAACAATAAAATCTGAACTACTTGGCACTGTCCAATTTCCAACATTTGCTGTTAGATAGGCGGATGAATATGTTAATGTTTGAAAATAACCTTTGCGTAAATTTTTTATTGTATTATAAGTTATTACACTTCCTCCACTTGTTCCTGATGACCAAACAATTTTATTTATTTGGTGAACATCATAACTTGAACCATTTGAAAATTCAACTGGGTCTGCATTTGCGGCTGTTACATTTGTTGTTGTAATTGTTCCTATAATACTTTGACCGCCTCCTAATGTGCCACTTGCTGCATCACATAAATATATTTCATTTGTTATAGCAATAAAAACTGCTCCCGCTGTTATACTCCAATTACTACCTACTTGTGTTAATTTGCAACCATACACTATTTCAGGCAATATATTTACTCTATTTGAACTTAAATATAAAGCACCAACTATCTCCGTATAAGCACTCTGCAAATGGTCTAATGTGCCTTGTTTAACTGGCATCGCTGCACTCGTTGTAATGTCTGTTGTTTTTATTCTTTTCATCTGTTTTTATTTTTTAAGGGTACGTAATAATATCATAATTTATCCCGCCATAGACATACAAATCTGCAATCTGTCTTACTATCTTATCTCTATTCGTAGCATCTGCATCTAAGGCTGTCCACACTCCTACGGGCATATAAATGTTGAACTCTATTGAACTATTTGCTAAATTCTCCGCCTGAATAAAGCTAACCGCCTCACCATTCAACTTAACTGCTAAACTTGAATTTGTTTCGTTTCCGCCTACATAAAAAGCAGATTGGGCCAAAGCATTTCCAACTATGTAAATATCACTATCTCCAGGCGAATTTACAAAGGTAGTACCAAACCACTCATTCAAAGCCCACTCAAACAATAGATGTTGTGCATTGTATTTCAATCTCGGCTCAATACCTACAAATTTATCCTGTATCTTAAACCAATACGCTGTATCTGTTGGTATCTTATTGGTGTGTGCAACCCAACATTGATAAATAGCTTTGTCAATATACTTCACTTGGTTGCCTACTACATACGCTGTTGCATTGCTCCAATTAGCTGCATTATTTCCGCTTTTAAACGTGCCAAACATTGTTGAGTACAATATCTGCAATGGCTTTAATAAAACTCTCGCAAAAGCAGAATAAACAGGCAACCTTTTTTTTGAAGGTAAAAAGTTTATTGCAAAATTATCTGTATTTATTATCATTATACAACAATGTAATTAAGTGTGTCTGCAAAGGTATGTGTTGCGGTGGTTTCTTCTTCAACATAACCTGAATAAGTTTGATAATTTACTCCATCAATTCCTGTGGATAGATTAAACAATGTGCCTGTGCCATACGCTGCTGTGTTTAGCCTTACTAATATTCTGCTTAAACTTACGGTTACAACTCCCTCTGCCCCTTGCATAGCATCTACAACCGCTTGTGTGCTTATCGTTCCGTTAAATGGTAAATTAGCCATGTATGTTTCTAAGGCTGTGGTAACATTCGCCTCAATAACATTGGCATATTGTCCGTTGTAATAAATATCGGCTGCAACCTCCATCTTATCACTATTGGCATTTATAATTATGTAAGCTATTCCCGCAGGATTGAAAGTTCCTATGTATGTATTAAGTTCTGCTAATTCTCCTGATGAAACTGGCACTGGTGGTTCGTTTTTTGCAACCTTTATCAATACCGTTCTATTTGGTGCGGTAACTACTGCACACCTTGTTAAAATTCGATTTGCTTCATTAATAACCGGGTATTCAATCACAAATGTAGATGTGTTTAATTGTGCTACATCGCCTTTTTGATACTTCAATACTTTATTGCGTGTCCATTGTGGTGTGCTTGGTGCTACTGTTGCTGCAATAGTTTCTAAATCTGATTTGACCCAATCTTGCAACTGCTCAAATATAGCTATACAGGAGGCAACAATAAAAAAATACAAGTTCCATTTTGCTGTTTGACTTGTAGATGTTAGACCATTCAATGCAGCTTCGGCATTCTTGGCATCTAACATTGATTGCTTAATTTGAGATACTGACCTCGCCATAGATTAGTTATTAATGATTAAGTGAATAAAAAATGAGCCAAATGGTGTCCCTGACCTTGTGCCATCAAACTTGAATATATCAACTCCTACAACACTATCAAATATTCTTCTTGTAATTGTAATGTATGGTACATTGCTCCCATTCATACTTCCGCTAATTCCATAAAATTTAGAAGCTAAAAAAGCATTTGATAATGTGCCTTGCAATTCACCATTTCCAACTACTGCCCACACTATATTTCCTACATCATTTTTCATTGATGTAAATGTAACTCCACCTCCCGAAATAGTTAAAAATCCTCTATACTCTTTATAATTACTACCACCTGCTGCCACTAATGGATTGCCAACCGTTCCATTGCCTGTAATTGTTGTGCCATCAACTGCAACGGTGGATAGTTTGCCATCTGCTGTGCTTTGTGCTGCTGCTGCGGCTGCTAATGGTATTGTTTGAACATTTGTAACTGTTGACCTCTTAGTTACTCCGCCTTGATTGACTACTACTACCTCCGCACCTGTTAATGTTGCGGCTGATGGTAAGTTTGATATTTTTTGCTTTGCCATTTTTTTATTGTTGTATTACTAATTCATAACCACTTTCTGTTGTTATCTCAAATCCATCCTCAGTTGATAATATTACATCGTCTGCTAATACTCCTGTTCTAATCGTATTATTATCAATTATAGGGTCTACATTTAATATTAACGTGCTAACTGTTGCATCTGCTGTTGGCAAATTTACGGATGTTACATCTAATCCTGTAACTTGGTAACTAATAATATAATCTTGGATGTTTGTATGGTCGAAATTTTGCGTTTCTGACCTCCTTAAAAACTTGGTGTTGTTAGGTGTACTCCATCCATGTATTAACTCGTTTAAATCTTGTTTTAGTTGTAGAATATCGGTGTCCTCAGTTTTGTAGCTTTCAAAACCTAAATGAATATTTATCTGCAATGTTCCTCTTTGTCTTAAATTAAGGTCATCAACATAAGATGTATCTGCAAACTCAATAAAGCAACAAGGATAGCCAAATGGCACGTTTACATCCTCACGTTCAAATTGATTATTCCATAGTGCAACATATTTAAGTGCCGCTAATGTGCTAATCCTTTGTTTTAAATCGTTATAAATTGATAATTGCATTACTTAAATGTTTTGTCTAATCGTTTAACAATTATTTTTTTTATCCTTTCATTGAGGTTGTAAGAATCACCCATAAATTGTCTTTTGGGCATACCTTTCAATCCATTGTTGTGCCTTGCTGCATAAACTAAATCTGTGCTAATCTTTATACTTAACGCTGCTCTATTTGCAGGATTACGAATTATTGACCTTCTTAAATCTCCTGTCTTTACCAATATTGCTCTACCTGCCCTCTTATCTGCTTTTTTTCTTGGCTGCCACTTTTCTACATTCTTATCGTCAAATCCCTGCTTTCTGAAATTTTCAACAAAAAAACTTTTGGCAGAGTTTCCAATCTCTACCATAGCATTCTCTAAAGTAGTTCTCGCTTTCTTTTCTATCCCCTTAAAATTGAATTTATTTTGCTTTGCCATTATACTAAAATAGGTAAATTCCAATTCTTTTTTGCGTTCTCTTTGTCATCCTTAGCAATGTCAAAGTAAGGATGTTTGTCCTTTCCTTTCTCCTTAAATATGTACCCATCCTGCCCGGTGTTCATTCTAAATAATGGTGGCACATCGTCAGGTGGGTTAAATCCTGCCATATCCGTTAATGGCTCGTCATCTGCTGCTAATTGTGTAACCGTACATCTACATCTCCATCCGTTTGGTGGATAATATTGCTTCCAAAAAGCATCGGTTATTGGTCTTACTATGTTATCTAATGCAGCGTGTGTTGGTCTTACTCTTCCATCGCCAACAGTCTGATATTTTAGCACTGGCAACACATCGGCATCTGCCTCAATACGTTTCCACTCTGCACCCATCCTGGCACTTGCTTTGGCTGTCTGATATTCGGCTTGTAAATAATCTTCGTTGTAAACATTAAAGATGCTTTTTGCTTGTTCTTTAAATTTATAGAAATTAGATTGAAACTCAGGAACTGCCAACAATGATGTTAATGCTTTTGTTTGTTGATATGTCTTCGCACCGCTAAAAACATAAATATTATTTAGTAAATCGGTTTTCAATACCTCGTCAACTATTGGTGCTAAGTCAACTCCATCCTTTAAATAACTTGCTGTTTTTAAATAAATTCCTGTTGGCAAAATATCCGTATTAATCGCACCAATCCATACATCATTTGCGAAACGATTAAAGTCGTTTTCATCAAATGGTGTTGGTGGATCAACTTCCTTACCAATATTTTGTATGTCGCAAAATCCGCACACTACTTATACAAGTTTTTAAGTTTATTAGCAACCGTTTCCACTTCCATTTCTTCATCCATCAGTTCAATGCCATATTTATGTTCCAAGTATTCGTGTTCAAACTTAACATAAGGCATAAATGAGGCATCTATCTTAGCTTGTTCTGCCAATGGCATTGTTTCGCTATCGTCATATTTAAAAGTACATCCTGCAAGGTCAAATCCGTTTCTAATCATCATTGGCACTAACTGATTTTGGATGACAAATTGCATTTTTAAAGTGTCTTGCTTTGCAATCATATCGGCAACATTCTCATGAACATTCGCACTGCCTGAGTATGCTTTTTCGTCTGTTGTGCCTGTTTGACCTAAGATTATTTTGCTAATCTCTGAATTGCACCTCTCTACCATCTTATCAAATACTGCATAGGCATCTGTTCTGCTTGCCTGCATCAATTCAATATTGTCATTAAGGTCTAACACTGCCCAAGAAGCTACTCCCATATTGCGAAGCATATTCTCCATATTCTTGCGTGTCAATTCATCCCTGACATCTGTTTTGCCTATTCTAATAGGTGAGCCAAATACCTCTGCAAACTCTGCCCAAGCTGCCATTGCATTTTTCTTCCAAATCACATAAGGTGCAAGGTACATCATAATACCTAAATCTTTCTTTTCACCTACTCCAATACACCAATTATTGTATGGTGGCTCATCAAAGTGTTTGCCTTCAATAACCGTTGCTGTGTTTGTTCTTACTAAGCTAAATTCAGGCACTACATAAATACGTGGGATTAATTCAACTGAGGTATATTGGTCGTTAATTATCTGACCAAATTGAACACAACTAAAGCCCCAAAATATAGAATCTAAAGCTAAATTGCTAAAGTCATAAAACCATTTCTTATTAAAGTAATCTGTTTTAATTTCATCCATTTCACCATCAGGGCCACAAACAACAAACTTTTTGCAAAGTATTTTTGACTTACGTTGCAACATTGCACTTTGCACCTGCCCATCCAATACAATCTGTTGATACGTTTGCATCAACAAGAATCTATTTGGGTACATTGGACTTTCTGCCGCCTGTAATGCAATATTGAATGATTGAGCATCCTGCCTTACTCTTTGAAGTTGCTGCTCAAAGTCAATAGTTTTGCGGATGTTAGCCTTTTGTGGCTGCGGTTTATTAAAGTTAAATATGTCGTTATACCAAGCCATTATTTAAAGAAATTATCTTGTTTGTCTAAACTATTTCCGTATCTGATTGAATACCCTGTACTATCTGTTGTGTTGATGTTAAGCACTTCTGCTGTATCTGTGCCACTTGCCCATCTGTCTAATTGGTCTAAGGCTTCTCTGTTGCGTTCAATTCTTAACTCTGGGATGTTGCGTGGGTTTATTCTTGCGTGTAGGTTGTAAAGTGTCATATCCATTGCCAACTCAACAAACATAGGATAACGATTATCGCCTACCTCCCAATAAGTAGCGTTGGAGGTTGCAATGTTGGTCATTGGTGTCCAATACGCTGTTAATGTCAAAGGTTGGTTAGTGCTATTGGCAATCGCTGTGTACACATAACCATTGTCATCAGTAACGATGTTTCCTATAACATAATTAGTTGTTTTTACCCATCTATTAAAGTCATTAACGTGGGTTATCGTTTCGCCTGCAATTACTCTATCTCTTGTCCTGTAATGTTTTGCTGATGAATAGGCATCCATCGTTCCAAGTTCAATGTCAACCATGTACCTTTGGACTAATTTTGTCCTCATTCTACTGATTGCCTTAACTTCACTATCGTACAAATTCTGAACTACATTCTCGGTAATTTGATTGAGGTCAACCGTTTGGATAATTGAAGAATAATCGGAGGTCTTTAAAAATCTTGCCATAATGCAAAATTGTAACAAAATTTTTTATTTAATCAAATTATGTAACTAAAATCTTGATGTGGATTTGTATTCTGCATCTCGGCCCACAATTGTAAAAGGTTTGATTAATCCTGTTTGGAATTTAGAATATTGACTGCTGAATACGGTTGTAATTAGGTAGCGTGTTAAATCTACTATGTGTCCGTATGGCTGATAGCTTACTTTGGTAACTGGGTCTGTAACTGTCTTTTTATCTACCTTACCATTTTTATCCTCCTTTGTGTTTTCAAAGTCTAAAATCGCAACTCTGCAACTTTCATCGGCAACAAAACTAATCCCTTGTTCTTGATAGTCTAAAATAGCATTAAAGAAGTCAGCAGATGGTCGTACATTTGGATTTGACTTGGCAACTCTGCGGATAGGTTTAACTTCGTCTAATTCATTTATCAATAGCCTAAACAAATCAAATCCTTTTTCTTGCTTAACATCGTCTTTTTGCGATGTACTATCACCACACACATAAACAAAGCCTGAATGTCTCCATTGTCTTAATTTGGCTAATATTGCCCTGCCCATTGCTTTTGTTGTGTTGTCGGGGTTTTTCAGTGCTATGCAATCAATCATTCTTATTTCATTCTCATCGCTAACTTGAAAAATGCCACATGGAAAATAAGGGTTTACGTTTTCATCGAATGATAACCAAATAGCAAGTGATGGATCATAAGAAACTATTGAAGTGTGTTTTATTGTACTCCAACTTTTAAGAAACTCACCTCCAAAATCTACCTTGCCCCATTCACCTAAAACATAAACTTTGTATAGATTTGGGTTCGCCTTAACTCTTTCTTGCAGATGGTGAATGTAATCCTCGTCTAAGAATGAATTGTCTTTGTAGGTGGTGTTAAGTATGTAAGTTTCGCTGTCTTGATTATCAAAAAACCTTTTTTTCAACCAATGCTGTTCTGATATTGGATTGAATGTAATAATAAATTGTTTGTAGGTGCTTGTTTCACCTCTTACCCTTAACTCTAACTGATTAAAGTCTAATTCGTCTAACTCGGTGGCTTCTTCACACCAAACTGATGTAATCCCGGCAATAGATTTGATTTTCTCTTGGTCATCCATACCGTGCAGGATTAATTCGTTTCCTGTTGGGTTGTGAGTAAATCTCATTTCCGATTTGTTGATGGTGAACTCTGAATAGATTTCGTATTCAATAAGTTTATCAATCACCAATTGATAGATTGAGTTTCTTAATGTGGTGGCAACTTTTCTAACACATAAAATCCTATGTTTTTTTTCTGAGGTAACTCTTAAAATTAACTTTTGGACTGCAAAAATAGATTTTCCACTTCCTGCTCCGCCTTTCAAAACTAAATATCTCTTTTGGCTTGTTAATGCTTGAGAATAAACTTTATTTACTTTTATCTCCATCTGTTATTACAACAGTCCATTGTTTTATTTCTTCGCCTTTAGATGTAAGGTCGGCATTCAGTGATGTTGGGATTAGCTTTGCCGCCAATCTATAAAAGTCTGTTGTGTTTTCTTTTGCCCACGTTGCCAAGTTTGCTTTTTTGTCGGATTGCAATTCATTAAAAGCAATCTCAAAAGCCTCCTTAACTGATTTAGTCAGTTTGTTTGGTTTTCCTTTACGACTTCCTCCGCCTGATTTTTTGCCTATTGCCATTTTATCGCATTTTAACACACTTTGCCATTGTGCAAATATACAAATTATTTAATTGTCAAATTTTAAAAGTTTTTTTTGTCAGTTTATAGCCTTACTTTTTTTATTTGTTTGTCAGTTTGTTAAAATGCATCGTTGCCAATATCTGAAAATTCATTCTTTGTGATAAAGTCCCAATTATCTTTTTTGTTTATTGGTGTGTCGAATGCTCCGTTGGGCTTTATTTGGGTTGGTGGTAGTTCAAATGCTTCTACTTGTTTCTTTTCGCCTAATATCCAATTGGTATTGTCGGGAATAAATGTATAATATCTGCCATTGATAAAATGCCATCCCAATGAACACATTGTGCCTGACTGCCCCCAGTGTTTGAATTTTACTTTTTGTATGTAAATTTCTGTTTTCTTGGAATCATAGTTGCGATATACGGTTAATCCGTTGTGAGTTTTATTGAAGAAGTTTGCAGATCCATTTATGTTGTAAAGGTTTGGCACTTCAAATAATCCCGTTTTTTTATCTTTCATAATCTTTGTTGGGTGTGCTACAAGAAAACAATGCACCATGTTTCTTTCACAAAATGTTGCCAATATATCCAATTGTTTTGAAACATAATGTGTTGAATCTTCATTATGTTCAAGTTTATTCCAAGCATCAATTACAAAGGCATTTACTCCGTATTTTCTAATTAAACTTTTTACCATCCGCAAAATATCCTCAAGTTTAAAATCATTTTCGGGTTTTATGAAAAAGAAGTTTTTTGAAAAGTAATCTTTGGCTAAGTCTAACTCCATCTTATTCATTTTGTAATTTCCATCAAATGCTTTGCCTATTAATTTCTCAGCAAACTTGCTAAAGTGAAGTTCTAAAGGATAGTTTTCAGGGCTGAATAAACCAAACTTCCACCCG